TTTCAAAGACATTTCACGGCTGACCGAGGACTTTTCAAAAGCCCAGGAAAGCGGAGATGGTTCGGTGTCGTTAATGGAGGTCGGTTCGCTTGAAGCATTCGAAAAAATCGCCTACATTATGGCAAAACAGGCGGACCCGGATATTCCGGACGACCCGGCCGAGTGGCTGGAGCGTTTCGAGTTCTTTTCCATTTATGAAGTTCTTCCCGAAATCATTTCTTTATGGAATTTGAACCTTGAACAGAAATCAGAAGCAAAAAAAAACATAGAAAAACAGATCGGCCGCTAACGGTTGGTCTGTTTTTATTACGTTGTATTGAACTCGGACTGCGGCTCGGCGATCTGGAAGAACTCGAAGTCGGAATGGTCAACGATATGTATATCGAAAAATCAAACGACGCGGAGAAATACTCACAAATTGCCGAGCAGTCCGATTTTGATAAATTTTAAAAAGGAGTTACGGGCCTATGGCGGGTGGAAAAATCAGGGGAATAACGATAGAGCTCGGCGGTGATACGTCGAAATTCGTTGATTCTATCAAAAAAGCCGACAAGGCTATAAACGACACTCAGAAAAAATTAAAAGACGTCAACAAACTTTTAAAACTCGACCCAGGAAACACGGACCTGCTAAAGCAAAAGCAGGATGCGCTCGGGAAAGCGATCGAACAGACCGGCAACAAGTCCAAAGCGTTAAAAGAAGCGCTGAAAGAGATGGAAGCGGCCGGCATTACGGACAAAAACCGGGAACAGTACGAAGCCCTGCAGCGGGAACTCGTCGAAACTGAAGACAAGCTCGACAATTTAAAGAAAGAATCAAAGGATTTCGGGTCCGTTTTTGCCCAGCAGGTAAGCGTCGCGGGCGAAAAGGTGAAAGAACTCGGCGGGAAAATAACCGACGTCGGCAAAGGTATGACCGTTGGAATCACGGCGCCTATTGCCGGAGTCGCGGCGGCATCCGTCGTAGCGTGGAAGGAAGTCGACGCCGGGCTGGATATCATCGTTACAAAGACCGGAGCGACCGGGGACGCATTGGAAGACATGCAGACCCGCGCCCAGAACATCGCGACAACGATTCCGACGTCATTCGAAGCGGCGGGGACCGCGATCGGAGAGGTTAATACGCGGTTCGGACTGACCGGGGACGCGCTCGAACAGTTGTCGACGCAGTTTATACAGTTCGCCGAGATCAACGGGACCGACGTTAACGCGTCTATTGATTCCGTTCAGCAGGTTTTGAGCGCGTTCGGGCTTTCCGCTAACGATGCGGGCGCAATGCTCGACACGCTGAACAAAGTCGGACAGGATACCGGAATCGGGATGGACCAGTTGTCCGCGCTTATGGTATCCAATGCGACCGCGTTTCAGGGTTTCGGACTTAACGCGGCGGATGCGGCAGCCGTTCTCGGAACACTGGAGAAAGCCGGCATAGATACGTCGGTCGTTATGACCGGAATGTCGAAGGTACAGGTCGCCGCCATGAAAGACGGCGTGAGCATGACCGAAGCGTTTAACACGGCGCTAAGCAGTTCGGACAGCGCCATCGAGATATTCGGAGCGAAAGCCGGTCCGAAACTGTACGCGGCGTTTGAAAACGGCACGCTCAGCGCTGAAATGTTCACAGAGTCGCAACACAACCTGAGCGACGCGCTCGGAAGTACGGCGGACACGTTCAACGGAACGCTTGACCCGCTGGACCAGACGACCGTTATTATGAACCAGTTGAAGGTCGTCGGCGCTGACCTCGTGAACACAGTCGGCCCAATGCTTGCAAATGTACTGCAGAAGGTTTCCGACGTTGTTAAATCGCTTACGGAGAAATGGAACGGGCTGACCGAAGGACAGAAAACGACCGTACTTACCATCGCGGGCATACTTGCGGCAATCGGGCCGTTGCTTACGGGCATCGGTTCGTTGGTAACGCTAGTCGGTTCTATTATGACCATCGCCCCGGCGATATCCGGAGTATTGGCAACGTTAACGGGTCCGATTGGGTTAATTATCGCTGCCGTTGCGGCGCTTGCCGTTGTCGTGTTTACGAACTGGGAGTCTATCAAAACATACACGCTTAATTTGTGGACGTCGCTTACGACAACGTTTACGAATTTGTGGAATTCGCTCACGACGACATTTACGAATATCTGGACGTCGATCACGACGACCGTTACCAGTTTATGGACCACAATTCAAACAATATTTACAACCATCGCGTTGTGGATATCGCAGAAGGTTGAAGACGCGAAGACAGCGGCTACGAATGCATTCACGGCAATGCATACGGCAATCTCGACAACGATAAACAACCTTAAAACCTCAGTAACGAACGTTTTCACCGCAATAAAGACCGCAATCTCGAACGCGATCACAAACGCGAAGACGACCGCCGTTAATCTGTTCGAGTCAATGAAAACGGGAATCGGTGAAAAAATCGACGCAATTAAAACCGCGGTCGGCGAGAAGTTCGAAGCGGTAAAGACAGCGATCAAAAACAAATTGGATGCGGCTTGGGAAATTGTGAAGGGCATCGTCGACAAGATCAAAGGCGCATTTAATTTCGAATGGAAGCTTCCGGAGCTGAAAGTCCCGACCGTAAAAGTCGTAGGCGGTGAACCGCCTTATGGCATCGGCGGAAAAGGTTCGTTACCGCATTTTGAGGTAACTTGGAACAAGCGCGGTTATTTCGACGGCTTATTATTCAACGAGCCGACCGTAATTCCGACCGCCGCAGGGTTGCAGGGATTCGGAGATGGTAACGGGGCGGAACTCGTTATCGGTTTAAACCGTTTGCAGCAGATCATCGGGGACGCAGTAGGAAACGGCGCTGCGAATAACGTCAATATCAACGTATACGCGGCGCAGGGCATGAGCGAAGCCCAGGTCGCAAACGCGGTAGCCATGAAGCTTGACCGCTGGCTCGGGGGTAGGTTATGACACACGTTAGAAC